AGGCACAAAAGTCTTGCTTGATGTTGGCGATATGCTAGTATATAGTGGATGTGAATTAGAGCATTGGAGAGAACCGTTTGAAGGAGAAACTTGTGGACAAGTATTCCTTCATTATAACCATGTAAATGGTCCTTTTGCTGAAAAGAACAGGTTCGACAAAAGGCCAATGTTAGGTGTTCCACCAATAAGGAGCACATAATATAATGGAGTTATATGCTACAAAAAATAGAATTTGTACCTGGATTCAACAAACAGGTAACCCCTACAGGAGCAGAAGGCCAATGGACAGGTGGGGATTATGTACGATTTAGGTATGGAACACCTGAAAAAATAGGTGGGTGGAATCAATTAGGAGAAAATTACTTAACAGGATCTGCTAGAGCCCAACATCAATTTCTTAATAGTTCTGGTTTTAAATATTCAGCGATAGGAACAAATAGAATTTTATATGTATATACAGGAGGTGTCTTCTATGACATTCACCCTATTAAATCTACTACTACATTAACTAATGCTTTTAGTACAACTAATGGTTCTCCTATAATAACAATTACATTTTCAGGAACACATAACATAAATGTTGGAGATATTGTTTATTTAGATAATTTTACAGCTATTACAAATTCTAATTATAGCTCTGCAAATTTTGATGATAGAAAATTTATGGTAACAACAGTACCTACAACTACTACAATTACCATTACAATGGATAGTAGTGAAACAGGAAGTGGTGCTACTACTTCCGGGGGCATCAGAGTTCAACACTATTATCCTGTGGGACCAGCAACTCAGCTTCCGGGTTATGGTTGGAGTTTAGGACAATACGGAGGTACTGTTTCTGGAGAAGCAACTACAACTTTAAGTGCTGGTATTAATGCTGTAACTACAACTATAGCTTTAACGGATGCATCTCAATTTCCTTCATCAGGAACTAACTATGTTCAAATAGGAACTGAAGAAATTTCTTACACAGGTATATCTACCAATACTTTAACTGGTGTTACTAGAGGAGTTAGAAACACCACAGCTGCTAGTCATAGTGCTGGAGATACTGTAACAAATACATCAGATTATGTAGGATGGGGAGAAGCTGCTAGTGGAGATTATGTAATTGATCCTGGTTTATGGAGCTTAGATAGTTTTGGTAAAAAACTAATAGCTCTAATTCATAATGGTCCTATATTTGAATGGGATGCAGATGCAACAAATGCAACAACAACTAGAGCAACCATTATCAGTGGTGCACCAACCGCGTCCCGTGATATGATTGTATCTACTCCCGATAGACACTTAGTATGTTTTGGAACTGAAACAACTATTGGTACATCTACTACTCAAGACGATATGTTTATTAGATGGTCTAATAGAGAAGATATTAATACATGGTCTATAACAGCAACCAATACAGCTGGTTCACAAAGACTGGCTGACGGATCACGGATCATGGGAGCTGTTAGAGGTAGAGATGCAACTTATGTATGGACAGATACTGCTGCATTTACTATGAGATTTGTTGGAGTTCCATTTGTATTTGCCTTTTCACAAGTAGGAACTAACTGTGGTTTAATTGGAATGAACGCTGCAATCGAGGTAGATGGCGCGGCATATTGGATGTCTGAAAATGGTTTCTTTAAATATGCTGGTAAACTAGAGTCTATGAAATGTTTAGTTGAAGACTATGTTTATGATGATTTAAATACCACAGCCCAACAATTAATTAATTGTGGATTAAATAATCTATTTGGAGAAATATATTGGTTTTATCCAAGTAATAGTTCAGAAGTAGTTAATAGAATGGTTAGTTATAACTATTTAGATTCAGGTCCAGAAAGACAAATATGGGTTACGAGTAGTTTAAATAGAACCACATGGTCAGACTCTGCTGTATTTGGTAAACCTCATGGTACAAAATATACAGCAGGTAATGATGTATCTTTTGATGTCGTAGGAAATACAGAAGGTAGAACAGCATACTTTGAACACGAAACAGGAACAGATCAAGTAGAAGCTGGATCTGTTTCAGCTATCGCTGCCAGCGTTGAATCTGGGGATTATGATATAACAGTTACTAAAGAAGGAGGAGCTACGTTTCAGGGAGATGGAGAGTTTTTAATGAAAATTAGAAGATTCTTACCTGACTTTATATCTCAAACGGGAGATACACAAATTACATTAAACTTAAGGGACTACCCTAATAGTACACAGGCGAGTTCTCCATTAGGGCCCTTTACAATTAGCTCAAGTACTACTAAAATAGATACTCGTGCAAGAGCACGAGCAGTTTCTCTAAAGATTGCTAACACAGGTACATCACAAGACTGGAAGTTGGGTACTTTTAGAGTAGACATACAACCCGACGGAAGAAGATAATGCCCATAGGAAGAATGCAATTACCAAGAGAATTAAGATCAGATGGTGGAATAATGAGTATAGGTGATCAAGGAGGTATGAAAAATTATTTAGGAAATCAACCTATGATTAATGCTCCTAAATTTTGGAGATCAGGACCTGATGCACCTCCAACAGAATTAGCTTATATTACAGATGCTGAAAAAGATATGATTATAAAAGCGAATCTACATGGTTCGTTATCTCAAGGTCCTAATGAAGGTCCTTCAGGAATTATGTCTTTAGATTCACAAGGTGATTATACTAGAGATCGAAGTCCACAAGGACGAAGTAGACAAGGACAAGCTCAACACGACCAACACATGAGAGGTATTTTAACTGGTCAAAAAAATATTGGTCAAACTTCAGCGGTAAGTGACAGAGTAAGACAAGGAGCTGTGCCTGAATATGCGCAAGGTCCTGATGGTAAAATGAAATACATTGGTTCTGGTAGTAAATGGGTAGGAAAAAGTTTATTTAACCCTTCTGGATATAGAAATATTTATAATAAAAGAGGAGGTTTTTTTGGATTAGGAGGACAAAAGGACATTCAATTAGTAGGATCACCGGGAAGACAATATTATTCTTTTACAAACCCAAGAACAGGAGATGCTAAACCAGGAATAGGAGGAAGAATTTTAGGTGGACTGGCTAGTTTAATATCAAACGTTCCATTTGTAGGTGGTATGATTGGAAGTGTTATTGATAAGTATAGGCCTAAAAGTTATTGGGATAAATTACCTGACTCAGAAAAAAGAAGATTAAATACTTTAAATATAACTCCATACAATGAACAAAAAATTACATCCCCTAGTGTATCTATGGATAGTTTAGCTCTACAAAATTTTTATAAGTCTCCATTAACACAAGAATTAATGACAAAAAATTATAAACCTAATAAAGGATTAATATAATGGCCAAGATAGTACAGATTATAACTAGAGCTTCAGAACAATATGAAGCAGCCGTAGCTCACTCTTTAGTTAGGGATATTGATAGTGTAGTAGAGAAATTAAACACTACATTTCAAGAAGAATTAAAACAGGAAATAGAAGCTAGAAGTTTCTTTTTAGATTAATGGCAGTAGTAAACCAATATAAATTTGCAGGATTAAATGCTAACACGGATAACACAGAAAAAAATCCTTTTGGCACAGGTAATCCTTTAATTAATGAAACCTATCTTATTAAATCAATTATAGTTAAATCTGCAGGTACTCCTAGTCCAACAGTTACAAATGATAGTATTGTTGTTATACAATCAGCAGCATTAACAGCCAATCAAAGTAAAGAATTATTAACACAACCGTTGATAGTTGAGGGTGGAAAAACCCTTACAATTAAAGCAGGTAGTGGAGACGCTTTTACATTCGGTGTTAGCTATCTAAACATTAAGAAAGAGGTAATAACATAATGGATAATAAAGTAATGATAAATGGTAAAGAAATACCTGTAATACAAGCTAAAACAAAGACCATTATAAAGCATATAACAACTGGAGAAGTATATACCACTGAAGAGGAGTGGAAAAGTAAAGGAATAAGCCCTGAAGATATCAAGAGGGATGTAATAGTGGAGATACCAAAGCTTGATTTATTTGCAAAAACCAAGTAGATTAATGATTTAGGCAAAATTATGGCAATAGAAGATATAGATTTAATGACAGAAGAGGAAATGGATATTGGATCTGATCCAGAAATGCAAGATATCCTCAAGCAATTAGGTGCAGGAGAAGCTCAAGCTTTAATGCAACTAATTAAAGAATATAAAGAAATGGTAGCTAAAGGTTTTCAAGGAGAATTTGAAGACTTTGTAAAAATTAAAATGGCTACTGCTCAAGGAGAGGATGAATTTCAATCCGAAGATGAAATGATTATTGAACCTGATGAAATGATGGATATTCAAAAACAAATTGTACCAACAGAAATGGCTGCTAACGGCGGAAGAATTGGATATCGTAAAGGTGGCGGACCAGATTGGATTAATACACATGAACCAGGACCAATGGGTAATCCCGCAGTCATGGAAGAAGTAGAGGACATGAGAGAATTTATGATAGCAAATCCTGATATTGAAGATGTTGCAGATTACAAAGGTTATTATGAGAGATTAAAAAAGAAAAGAAAGAAAAAACAAGTAGGTGGAATTATGGATGTAGTAGAAGACGAAGAAGTTGTAGAAACTACACCAGGTCCAACTAGACAACAAATGATTATGGATTATTTAAGAGAGAGAGGTTTACCTATTACTCCAGAAAATATTCAAAAAGCTATTATAGAAATGATAACTGGAGGAATTCCTTATACTGAAGAAGCAGCATACGAGATGCCCCAAATGGATCAGCCATCTGTATTACCTAGAGGAATGATGATTGATGAATCAATGATGCAACAAACACCTAGTGGTATAGCATCTGTAAATGTTATGGAAGATATAGTACCAGAGCCAAGACCTTATTTATATGATGCACCTGTTAAGAAGGAACCATGGGATACACAGCAATCAACTATGTTCGCGGCTCAAGGCGGAAAAGCACGAAAGATGCCAAAGAGTGGGTTCCCATACAAGCCTTTAAATTATCATGATTTAACTGAAAAACTTTTAGGAGTTGCTCCTCAAAGCGATGAGTATAATCCTATAAATGAAATTTATATGAAGTTTAAAGAAAAATTTCCTAATATAGATACGGATAATATGACCATAGAAGATATGCTTGCTGAACTTCAAATGGAAGGAGTTGAGGAAACTCCAGGTGCAGGAATTTTTGATATATATGAGGGGTCAAAAATGATTACACCGGAAAGTATTAGAGGCAGTATGCCAGGTGTAATGAGAGGTATGGCTCAAGGCGGAAGAGTACCTTACGGTCTAGGAAGTTTAGTTAAAAAAATATTTAAACCTATTAAAAAAGTAGGAAAAGGTTTAGTTAAGAGCGTTAAGAAATTTGCTAAAAGTGATTTAGGTAAAGCAGCTTTAATGTATATGGCAACAGCAGGTATGGCTAATATAGGAGCTGCAGGTGGATTAAAAGGAGCTTCATGGTCAGGTGGCCAATGGTTAAAACCTACAAATGTATTAAGTAATTTAGGAAGTAGTTGGGGGAATGTAAAAGAAATGTTTACTCCAGCAGCTGAAGCATCTAAAGCATCTAGTGCATTAACATCCGGTAATATTTCTCCTCAATTAAGTAATGCTATAGTTGGAGATGCAAGTTTAGCAGGTAAATCAAAAAATATTTTAAATTGGGCTGGGAAGACAACAGGTAAAGAGGGTATA